GTACTATCTGAGCCGGGTATCCAGTGCCAGAAGGATTTAGTGCTGCACGCAATCCTGTATTAGATTGATATGCATTCATCGTATGTATCTGCTATATCTGCTTATTTCGGATATTCGCCTGCTGCAATCTCAGTTGGGCTGAAAATACTCCTCAGCCAATCGAGGAAGCTCTGTGATCCATGCGGACCAGTACTATATATCTTATGAACTTCCTCTGGATTCAATGCACTATCAAATAGCTGTAGATTCGACATGAAGCCGCCGAAGCCACCATATGAAAATGCATTTAGCTGGTAGCCGGTTGCAGGTACGCGATAGAATCCGCTGCTGACACATGATCGGGCTAGTTTACCGTCCAAATATACGTCAGTTGTGCGGCCATTCATGGCAATAGTGACGTTTACCCATCGCTGCATCTCAACAGTCTCTAGATCACAGCCCTTTGTCTGGGTCGATGTGGCGGGTAGTTGTCCGAAGATGTTGGCGACATTGGTGACAGTGAGTGGTGCAGTTGTATTTGTGGTGGCGACATCCTCTGCCTGTGTACGAATATGGAGCGAATTCGTTGTCGGACCAAGATATACGAGGAGTGTCTCAAAGCCAGTTGTACTGGAGAGAGGGCTGCCAATACTAATCACGTGCTTAGGCATAGAATTACGATGAGACCAGTCATTGATATACATCCAGAAGCTCACTGTGTACTCGCCTCCCTCTACCAGCGGAGGGATGGCATTACTTGCAACAGTCATCTCATCCGCACTAGCCTTCTTCGCCGGGCCAAATACAGTGACTGATTTGGTGACAGGCACTGTGAATATATATTTATAAACGTAATATAGTGCAACAATAAATAGCACTACAAATACTATCTTAAACAGAGCTGCTGCGGTGCCCGCGGTCGAGGCACCAGCGCCCGTGCCCATACCCATATTATTCGTATTCATATCTCTAATTATCAACTGTATCTTTATGCGTAAGGACTATCCCATGCATTAGTTAAACCAGGAGATGCCACCGTGCTGACAGTATCACAACTGACGCCGGGTGGACAAAATGACGGTACTTTCACTTTAAAAAGATTCTTAATATGAATCATTAGTGATTCGGTAGGCTGCCCCCTTGTATCTGATGTACGTGAATGCATGCTAATCACATCAGCTTTTGATCGACGAGCACTGATCATGTTGCCATGAATATATGTACCGATGACTGATTTATCACCGATGATAAGAGGACTGGATGTATAAATGGGTGTTGCCTTCAGTGTATGAGATGCAACAATCTCATCATTGTACATGACGTCGAACTTGCGCCCAGAACGGAGGATAGTTAGATATATCCATTTTTGCTGGGGAAATATTGGGAGTTGGAACGTCTCTTTTGCACGGGAGCCTGTCTCATCAATTGTCGTGACAATGGCACGGGCCTCTCCTGGGCCGATCTCAAATGAGAATGCATCTTTAATGGCGAGCAGGGGACGTGTTGAGACAGCCTCGAACGTGGGGGTTCGATTAACAGCGGATACGAATGCATACATGCTGAGAGTGAACGAATCGTCTCTCAAAATACTCTTCACTTTATCAGATGAAATAACCATCTCAGACGCGCTGAGGGCTGACATTGAGGGTGCGAATGTATATTCTGCGGCTTTATTCTTAATAAAATACACTACTATTGCTATAACAGTTACTGCTATTGCAACAATCATAACGATTGTGGATGATGACGGAGCCATTTCTATTTCTAATTAGATGTGCGGCATTCCAAGAGACCAAGTACACGATCAGCACTTATATCTCCAAATAGAGATGTCTCAGGTGCGCCAATGTCTCTCATAACTGCGGGACTAACAGCAGAGGGCCAGATGCGCAGATTTTTCACTTTTACCACATCAGCTGCAGCAGCTGTGGGCGGAGTCATCACACCAGAAATAGGCCTGGGAACTGATGCAAATGCCTTTGTTTGTCGGAGTTTACCATTCATATATACTTCCATATAATTCGAACCAAGTACAATTCCAACAGTGAATGGTTGCCTTATAGGAATATTAGGAAGTATGGCACTTTCGAATGTATCTTCGGTGGCCGTACTGATTATAAGGTCATTCTTGCCTTTATCAAGTGTAATCGCAATATTATGATTACCAGGGAATGTGGGGATGTGCCCAGTGCCTGAGCGAGTGAATATGGGTGTATATTGGGTTATATTTTTAAGGGGGTCGAGTACAATAATATCGAGTGTAAGGGAATAATTGTGGGTTATGCTTCTATCGAGGGTGACCGATGAATCTGCGATGGGTACTGGATCAGCGCCTTCCCAGAATTTTTTAGCACCAGAGGATGTAAATGGGACCTTAATAATACCTTGTGAATCGGGGTGGGTTTTGAAGATAGGGCGATATGTATAATGGATTACCAGCAGTATGACGGTGATTACTGCAAGTATTCCTGCAATAATACCGAGTGGTTTAAGCCATGCCTGTAGTGAGGGGAGTGCCAGGGATGGGATCGATAGTGAGGGGACTGACATGGAAGCGCCGGCAGGGGCAGGAGCAGGCGCCCCAGCGGCAGGAGCCGTAGTATTCGCAAATATGGGCCCAGTGTATCCTAATTGTTTAATTAATCTATTTAGTGGATTGCTCATTACTTTTGCTGCCGTTTTTTCTTAATTGTTTTCGAGAGACGACCGCGTGTTGGACTGAATTTTATCTTCTTATAATAAGCTGCAGTCTCAGAAGGATCACAGTCATCTAATTTTTCTCGAAGATAGCATACAAATGAGATTCTAGTATAAGGAACATCTGTGCCATGGACAATCGCTGCAGTCTTTTTGAAAATGAGCGGCAGCTGTTTATTGAGTTCCTTGTCTTCTGGGGTCTCATACATCTGTGTATTACAATGCCATTCATGTACATCCATGCCGAGGAAATCGCCAGTTCTCACATCAAATCCGATCCCATATTGAGGAAAGAGAGTATAACCGCCATGATATGCACCGCGCTCTACGACTGTTAGATTGCCGAATCCCTGCTTAAAATCACCAGCATCTTTGTGCATAGCAGTGCGAAAATTGCGATTGATAGTTAGAGAGCTAAATGCAGTATCGCCGATCTGATATCCGCCCGTTGCCTTCACTGCAGCTAATTGCTTCGCATATGGACCGGGAAAAAGACGTTTAAACTGATTTGATACTGCTTCCAAATATGGTATACCTTGTAAATACCTGTTGAAGTACTGCTGTGTATATGATGTTAATCTGCAAGGTAGCCCCATGAAAGGTGTTGATTCGAAATAGCCTAGAACGGATGATAGAACATTATTATTGACTCTCATATGCGATATTTTACCATCTTGCATGTAATGTGCAGACCATTTATCAATCTTTACTGGATCTCTGCGCTTCCAATATTCACTCTTCGTGTCAATCGGTCCAGCGGCGGCTCCTCGATTTCTAGATGCAGATGCAGCACGATGAAACGCAGACCAAGCAAGATCAGTTATCTCTTTTGAGAATACCCCCTTTCTAAACTTGGCAAGTAATTGTCTCTTACCATCGGCAGTTATACCATACACGTCCGCATCATGATCTATGATCGTTGTAATCGCAGCCTCATCGAAATAAGTGCCCTCTCTTTTTGACACCTCATCATCTGACATTATTTTCCTGACTTCATATTTACGAACAGTCATCTCCTTATTGTTGTCTTAGATATTGTAGAGCACCCCATACAGATCCAACTGCTGCAGCTCCAATCACTACACCTATAAGTGCGGACTTAATATCTTTTTCTTTGAAATCGACATTGGTTATTATCGGAGATCTCTCATATTTACCTAGACGCTCTATATATGAAATGACTTCTTCTTGTGTCCATGTAGGTTTTCCAAGGGATTTATTAACTGCATTATGTAACTCGACTGTCCATTTGAATAAATCGTCGCGCCTATCCAGATACGGTGTCAATGGCAGCGCAGTTATATGTTGTTTATAATGTTCTCTACAAGTCGGGCAAGGTAATAGATGGGCAAGTCCCTCGAAAAAATCCTTAGCAGCCTTTTTTTCTGAATAAGTTGGCTGGTGAGGATAAGCAAGAGCAATAATATGTATTGTCATCCAGAAAAATGGCCCCCATGTAGTTGGTCGTATATTCATTTTAATTACGTGTGTGAAATTAAAATGAGGTATCTAAAACTCGCTTAGAATATTATATGTAATGTTTAAGAAAAATAATATAATATATAATACTACAATAATATCAATCCCATGTACTAATTGTGGAGTGGAAGGTCACACATATCGATCATGTCTATTACCAGTCAATTCATATGGTATTATAGCATTCAGAATAAAGGATCAATGGTCTGGAAAAATTAAAAATGCGGATGATATTAATATTAAATTATGTACAAGTGGAGGAAATACGAGAACCGTAACTGCTGGGCAAGATGAAAATGGACAATTAGAGGTACTATTGATCAGGAGGAAAGATTCGCTGAGATTTGTTGAATTTGTGAGAGGGAAATATAGTATTGAAGATGAACCATATCTATATCAAATGCTTGCGAACATGACAATAAGTGAACGCGAGACAGTACAGACGAGTTCATTCGACGAATTGTGGAAGATGGTGTGGGGTACAACACAGACCAGAAATTACAAGAATGATTATGATGCATCAAAGCACAAGTTCGAACTATTGCGCGACTCTGGCTTGCTCAGTAAAATACTGTCAAATACTGTGAGTAAATGGGATATACCTGAGTGGGGTTTTCCAAAAGGGAGGCGCAATCCAAAAGAGAATGATTATGATTGTGCTGTGAGGGAATTCAAAGAGGAGACTGGACTGAAAGACACTGAATTCAAGGTAATAACAAATATGGATCCCCTGTGTGAGACATTTTACGGTGACAATAATGTACACTACTGTCATAAATATTATCTGGCAATTTGTGATACGAATGTAACGCCTAAGTTGGACGAATATCCTCATCAAGAAAGAGAAATCGGTGATATTCGATGGGTTGCAGTCAATGATGCGTTAGGGTTAATTCGAGATGAAAATGTGGAAAAGAGAGAAATATTACTGAGGGCAAGTTCCATATTACGTAATTATATAATCGGATGCGCCTATGGGTCGTGAACATAATCGAATATGTAAGTAATGAGCCAGGGGTTTACAGATCAGGAATTGTTAGAACTATGGGATAAAGAAACTGATCTGGGGGCGAGAGATCTAATCGTGGAAGAAATGGAGAGGCGACGATTATTTCCCAGTGAATCACAAAATCAATATGAAATGAGAACTGGTGCATATCCCGACGTGAAAGACCCAGCATTTTTACAGAAACTTCTTGCACGAAGAGAATTTGCAGAGTCGAAGCAATCATCATGGATCCCTGTACAGGAAGACAATCAGGAATTTGAAGTCACACCAGTTCAGCGATTCTGTGCAAATCTGATGTCTCCTAAGACACCGTATCATTCTGCGTTATTATATCATGGTGTTGGTGTTGGTAAGACGTGTGCTGCTATTCAAATCGCTGAGAACTGGCTGTCACTCTATCCTAGAAAGAAGGTGCTCATTTTAGCCCCGCGCAACATTAAGGCTGGATTTGAGAGGACAATTTTCAGCATAGATCGTGTGAACATCCCAGAGGAAGCAGATCATCCAAACACTGCTATACAGTGTACTGGTGCGACTTATCTCAATATGACAAATACGTTATACGAAAAAAATGCGACGAAGATAAAGGCACAGGTTGATGCGGCAATCAGGCGCAGATATGCTATTTTCGGATATCTTGCATTTGCCAATTATATTGAGAGTTTATTGAAAATTGTGTCAAAAATAGAGGACCCTGAATTAAGAGAGAGGAAAGAGGCTGAAATAATAAGGCGCGAATTTTCTGGAAGACTGTTAATTATTGATGAGGCCCACAACATCAAAGAGCTACCAGATGCAAGTACACAAATACAGGTAGAAGATGAGGACATAATGGGCCCTGGAGGGGATAGTGATCAGAAAGATAGTGCAGCTGGAAAAAAGCTGACGCCGTTCTTAGATAAGGTAACAAAATATGCTGAGGGGATGAAATTAGTGCTGATGAGCGCTACACCAATGTATAATAGTTATAGAGAAATTATATTTTTAGTGAATTTGCTGTTGAAGAATGATAAACAGGCGCCGATAAGAGAGCAAGATATATTCATGCCGAATGGCGATTTTAGACCTGAGGGGGAGAAGAGACTGGGCTACATTGCACAGCGATATATTAGCTTTATGAGAGGTGAAAATCCTCTCACATTCCCTATTCGTCTATTTCCATCGGACGAAGCCATGTCTGGACTTACTAATTATCCTATTCGAACGCCTAGGGGTGGAAAAGTGGATTTAGATGAGGCAATGTATATTGGTTATTTGCCAATAGTTCCTTCTGTGTTAGAAGGGGAGACATTGGCCGCAGTGAGGGAATTATCTGATGAATTGCCTAGAGGAGATGGTGGCATTAGTTCAATCCAGATCGATAGAATAATCCAAGCTGGAAATCTAGTAGTACCTAATCCGCCAGAGGAAGAATACGATTTTAAGAAGAGAACTGACACTACTGCTCTCACACTGCATTTCGATACGCGCATGAATGGTGGTGAGATACAGTGGCATGATAAATATAATGATGCGGGTAAATGGTTGGCTGGTGATAGAATAGGTGCACATGCTCCCAAATTCAAAAAAATATTGGATACGATTGTACGTGCAGAAGGAGTCTGTTTTATCTATACACGATATGTGAATATAGGTGCAATACCATTTGCATTGATGTTGGAAGCGAATGGATACACTCCATATGGAAGACACAGTGGTCTACTTGCGAAGAGTGGTGTAACTCCTGGTGGGCGAATTTGCTCTCGGTGTGGAAAAAGGGAGGTTGGCCATGACAGCACTCGGCTCGGTCATACATTTAATCCAGCTAAATATATATTACTTACAGGTGATGATACGATATCGCCGAAAAATGCACAGAATATAGTAGCAGAGGGCTCGGCAGCAAATAAAGATGGCGATATAATTAAGATTATAATTGGCAGTCAGGTTGCATCAGAGGGTGTGGATTTGAAATATGTGCGCGAAATCCATGTAGTTGATCCGTGGTTTCATTTAAACAAGACTGAGCAGATTCTGGGTCGAGGTATTCGCTTCAGATCTCATATGGCACTCAGCGCAGATAAGAGAAATACAACAATATATTTGCATGCGGCGATCAGACCTGACGAGGACAACATGGAATCGGGTGATTTGTATAATTACAGGGTCGCATTTCGTAAAGGTCAGCAAATGGGTCGCGTGAACCGTATTTTAAAACAATACGCAATTGATTGTAATTTAAATCATGATGCAATATTGATTCGAGATGCACAGGATGTGGAGCAGACGGATAGTCAGGGTGTAATGCGTACATCTGTGAAAATAATCGATCAGCCATTTACTGCAGTGTGTGATTGGCTAGACACATGTGACTATAAATGTATACCTGATATTGTGGTTGATCCAATTAAAGCGACTGATGTGAGTTACGATGCATATGCGATGAGATGGCGCGAAGGACAATTAAAGAAAAGGCTGAAGAAAATATTTTCCATACAGCCATATTATAGATCTGAATATATTTGGGAACTATTTGCGGATGTCCCACGAGCAGCTCTAGTCGACTTGCTTCTGAATGTAATTGATAATAAGGCATTTATTATTCAGAGGGGGGATCGTGATGGTTATATTATTTACAGAAATGGATATTATTTATTCCAGCCGCTAG